GTAATTGTTATAGAACCAGCAGACCATATAGCAATACACCTCATAACAGTTGCCAAGTCTTTTATTAAATCAAACGCTTCTTTAGATGATTGAATATTCACATTGCAACTAAATCTTGCTTCCTGACCACCTTGACCATCAGATACTAATTCATTTGCATATTTACTTGCTGCAACAAAACTAAATAAATCTAAATTACTGTCTGTAATATGAGTTCCAAATCCATACCTCTCAGTCGTTAACAAGTCCAGAAGCACCATCGCAGGGCAACTACACCATTGGGCTGCTCCCATAGTTCCGTTGAATATGTAGCCATTAGGGTAATTTATTCTTCCAGTTTGCAAGTCTACATGAGGAGTTATTTTAAAAGTACAAGTAGACGTTGTAACTGTTTGAGATGTTCCAGAAGTAAATGTAAAAGAATAAGCGTTAGGTACAGAAGTTATTTTATATGTCCCATCTACTCCATTCCCAGATGTCGCATCAAATATTATTGAATCTCCTACAGCTAAACCATGATTATTACTAACAATACTTACAGTTGTAGCCGATTGAGTATATTGCGCTCCTGTAGAGTTACTATTTGCAGCAGGGATTCTTACCTTTACACCACGAATACGAAAAGCACGTTTAGGGATAGAACTAAACTGTTCAGAATCTATCCTTAAATTAGTGTATGCACTATTTGGGTATGAAGATGGATTGTCAACTATTTCTCCAAAACTTGTCCAAGTAAAAGCATCTATCAGTTGTGATGTTGTACTATCTGCTGTAACTCTTACAACTCTTATATCAACAGGAAATGCTCCTGTTATATTTACTCTATATTCTTTTTGATAAGCATCAGCAGTTCTACCAGTAATAGTATCTGAAATAACATCTGAATAACCACCGCTATTATATTGAACCTGTATTTTTAAAGAAACAGAAGATCCAAGCAAATCTCCATCATCAGTTGCCTTCTGTAATTGAGGAAATGTAATTGTAACTTTTATAGCATCAACATTTGTATTCGTAATTTGCCTTGTTACAGCAGATGATGATGATACTGTTACTCCTACTGCTGTTGTTGATTCGCTACTAACTATACCGGGGATAAATGTTTGGTTAGGTGTACCAAACCTAGGAGTAAAACTTACATTTTGAAAATTAAAATCCGAATCGGCTGGACTAGCAGAATTAGCTGTAGATTTAAGTATTGGAGTTTCGTTTAAAAATATATCTTTTAATGCTGCATTATTATATGCAGTTGTCCCTTTTGTTCTACCTTCTTTTGAGGCCGTAGCAAAGCCTTCAATTTCACCTTCTGATATAAGATCTTGTATAGTCGCAAACTGTCTACTATTTAATGTGTCAGGCGCACGATACGGAGTAGGAGGAGAAGGTGGCGCACCACCAGAACCTTTAATAATTTTCTTATTTGTCATGCAAACACCTGATTAGTATCAATACCAGCCGAGATGACTACAGATCCAGTTATAACCTCTCCATAAACTATAGGATGGGCAGTTCCGGCTCGATTTGTATTTTGCACCCCAGAAAAACCAAAAGATATTCTTGGATCATCTTCTGGCATTTCTGGTTTTGGCATTGGAAATAAGATTTCTGAAACACCATTTAAAACCATAGCAGCACCTATAGCACTAACAGCAGTTCCTATTTTTGTTAACGTCAGAGCAGTCCCAGCAGTCCCAGCACCAGCCCCAAAAATACTTGTAGTAGCAAACAACCCAGCACCCGGAAACAAAAAACTAGCTCCAATTAATGCTGCTCCTATTAAAATTCTAGAAGTTGGACTACCTCCAGCACCACTTATAACAGGCACAATATGTATGTCATCTTGTCCAATAGGATTATGTAATTCCTCTTTATCTACATCTTCCTTGCCTACTAATACCTGATAATATCTATTTGCCATATATGCTTCTAGCTTTGGAAAATTAGTAACAAGAAATCTTATTGCTTCTGCTGGATTTTTTACGACAGCTTCTAATTCTTTATAACCTACAAACTCTGCAAGTTCTCCATACATTTTAACTTTCCGAAGCATAACGATACCTCTTTCCAGTACATTTTAATAGCCATTCAGAATATGGCTCTTTACAAGATAGTCTATCGGCTAAATGATGTAAAACCATATCACCTAGAAAAATAGCTACATGATTTAAAGTTGGATGCAATATTGACATCAATAATACATCTCCTTTTTTTAAAGCTTCATCATTAGCAAGTTCTCTAAATCCTGTGTTTTTTGCATATTTTTCAAATAACGGATTTTCTAAAAATTCTTCTGGAGTCATAGATCTCTCATAATCAACTAACTCTATATTTTTTTCTTCCTTATACCAATCACGAACTAAAGACCAACAATCTGTAATACCCCATACCCAAGGTCTTCCACATAATTCTGCTTTATATCCCTCTGGTTTTAAATCAGCCCATTGTTCTGTCTTAGGATTAACTATATACCAAGGCAAATTACTATGTTCACAACTTATTCGATCAGCCTGACTTGGAGTTGGCGGTGTTATTGGATGACTATGTACAATCGCAATTATTTCCCCTAAATTGTCAGCTTTTACATAATCTATTGGATCAATAATAAAACATTGATGCTGAGTCATTGAGAGGTTATTACAAGGATAATATTTTTCTTTTCCTTTTATATTTAACAACAAACCACAAGATTCTTTAGGGTCTTGGTCTTTTGCATGAAGCAATGCAGTTTCTTTCCAGTTCATGATCCAAACGTACCAATAGAAGGGAATAGACTTCTGGTGCATTGACGTTTTGGCGATCTTATTCCAGCCAAATCAAAAACTGCTGCGAGTTCCCATGAAACAACTTCTCTATTCTCTGATTTTTTACGATCTATATAGTAAATTTCTTGTGGAAATTCTGCTGTAGAGTCTGGAGTGCCAAAAGGATTTGTAGCACCAGAAAAATTTGCTGCATCTAAAAATCTTGCCATTGTTCTTATCCTTACAACCTTTGCACCTGTAAGATCATTACCAGCAGTAGTTTGATTTACTGTTAATAATATTGCCGATATAGAAGGAGATCCCATATTACTTACAGTTAAAGTAGGGCGAGGTAACTGTCCACGTTGATAAGCAAAACCTGTAGCCTCAACAGGAAATCTTAAATATTCATTACCAGCCCAAACAATTTTTCCATTTGCATTAAGATTTGTACCAGCATGAAATCTATAAACAGTAGCAGCACCATGCAAAGCACTATCTAGCGTCAGCGTAAACAATTCAATAATTGCTGAAGGATTTACTTTTTGTATATCACTAAAAACAGGATCAGTACTCATGCTGGCTCAAATACTTCTCTAAATGTTGCATCAATATTTGCAAGGGTAGGTAAATCAATAGTCTTTGTCCATTTATCGCATACAAATTTACTTGTTCCTGTTTTTGTAATTGATACATTACCACTTGTAGTCACACCACTAGCTGCTGTAACAACAAAAACATTTGCATTTGTTACTGAGGAAACTATATATGTACCATCAGCAGAAGAACCAGAGGTGAAGTCTATAACAATAGAATCCCCTGCAAATAATCTATGATTTGTAATTGTAATAGTTATTGTTGTGCTACTTTGTGCATAAGTTCCTGTTTTTGTAAAAGATTCTCTAGGTGGTGCATAATCAAAACTAGCCTTATCAAAAGCTCTTTCTTGTAAAAAATAATCAATAGTATCAGCTTCTTCCTCAGTAATATTTTCCCACCTTAAAGCATATTGTCTTGGGTTTTGATGATTTGGTATGCCAAACATTAAGCGATGCTCATATCCATCAGCAAAACGCACAACTCTACTTAATGGTGCTTGATCTTTTTTAACACTAAAACTAGGTTCGATAGATGGGAAAGTAGCCATTAACTTAATAAACCTCCCGGTCTTTGTTGTGCTATAAGTTCTGATTGTATAGCAGCAGCTAAAGCCCTGCCAAACTGTTCCCCTTGAGCAGAGTCACCTTGCACAGAACTACCAGAAGCATCTACATTTACAACAATATTACCAACTCCTCCAGAAGCTTCAACTCCAAGTCTTCCTCCTCTACCTCTCTTTAATGGCATGATCGCTTCCGGCCCTGCTTCTCCAGCTAACGCTGCTCCATTGGCAAGAGGCATAAGTGTTGGGCGGTTTATTATACCTCCCATCTTATAGGGAACAATTTTGTTTTTAGCAAAGACATTACCTTTTGCGCTAGGTGTAATACCAAAAGCTCCTAATAGAGGAACAGTTATAGCTTGTCTGACAAGTATCCTTGTTATATCAGCGATAATTGAATTTGCTAAATCCTTAAAATTTAACTTACCTGTCATAACAAATTTAACCATTGCATCTTCCATTCCTTTAAAAGCATTTACAAATGCTTGCTCTACTTGCTCGGTTATTTTAAATGCACTATCAGCAAATGACTGTAATGGTGATTTTTTATCATCTCCTAAACCACCAGCTAATTTGGAATCTTTTTTCTCACCATCTTCTCCTTGCTCACCTCTTAACTCTGCTAATAATGCACGAAGTTCTTTAAGTTGTTTATTTACACTTACATTAGATCTTCTATTACTTGGTCTATCTAAGATTTTTTCTAGTCTTTCTATTTCTCTTTCAGTTTTTTTAATAGCATTACCTAAACCAATCCCCATAAATTCATTAAACTTTTCAATAGCATCTGTGATAAATCTAATTATTTTCTCAAATACACGTTGAAACTCTGCTCCAATAGGCTGCAATATTTGACCAACAGCATTTTTAAGACGATCCATTGTTGTCTGAAATCTTTGCCCTGCATCAGCAGATGAATCTGCTACTTTATTTGCTGTTTCTGCGAAATCCTCATTTAGTTTTGCAGTAAACTTCATTATCTGGTCAAGCCCAACAGTTCCATCTCTCAAGTCTTTCTGTAACTTCTGCAAACTACTGCCATTGGCTTCTGCAAATTTCACAACAGCACCAGCTAGTCTTTCACCTAACTGACCTTGTAGTTCTTCCGCAGATACCTTACCTTTACCGAAGATCTGTGACATGGCTCGTATCGCAGATTGTACATCTTCTGCATTACCTCCAGTAGCTTTGATAGCGTTTGATACACCAGTAAATACTTGTTCTGCGTCTTCTATAGTTCCACCAGAACCTAAAACAGAAGCAGCTAGAGTTGTGAACTGTTTGGTTGATGCTTTGAGTGGTACATTTAATCTTTTAGACGTTTCTGAAATAACATCTAAACCTTTTACAAAATCACCTTGATTTTTTGTAACACCTTTTAAAGCAATTTCTAACTTCTGTATTTCTGCTGCGTAAGTAGCTGACTCTGCTGCAAATTGCGCTCCTCCTCCAATAGCAGCAATTCCAGCACCAATCGCAGCACCTTGCAATCCACCGACAGCCCCAGCTTTAGATAAAAGTCCAGTTCCAGCCTTTGCAGCCCCAGCAGCAGCCCCAGCAGCACCTAAACCAGATATGGCTGGATTTATTCCTAATGACTGACCAATATATGCACCAGCACCTCCTATAGCTGCTGTAGTTCCAGCACCTAATCTACCACCTAGAAATCCTTTCTTTTGTGTACCTGTAAGTGCTTCTAATTTACCTCTTAACCTATCTGCTTCTGCTCCAAACGCTTTATATGCTTTACCACCAATAGCAACATTATTTTGTAACTCTTTTAATGCTGCAATTTGTTGATTAAATGTAGCAACACTTCGAGTCGCTGTATTATTAGCACCTTTATTTCTTTGATCGAATCTTGTTATTGATTTTATTGCCTCATTAATTTCTTTTTTACTAAAACCTATACTTTTATTAAGCTTGTTAAAAGTTTTATCTACAGCTTTTAACTTACCAAAATCTTGTAGCTTAAATTGTATAGTTTCTATATTGACATTCTTAGCCACTATTTTTTCTCCTTGTTAGATTCTCTAATAGCAACAATTTCCATTAGTTGTAATCCTTCGAGCATTTCTTGTCGGTTATCTACATGATAAAGGTCAAACAGTCCTCCATCAAGTAATAAAACCTCGTACTTTAATCCTACAACACCTCCAAAGGTTGTGTTCCATTGTGTCTGACAACGTAAAAACATCATTACAATATCCCAATTCTCTTCAAAAACTTCAAAATCTTCTTTTACCTCTGGTTGCTCCTCGATTTTTACACCAAACGCAGCAGCGTCTTTTTGTGTTTCATCTATAACTTGTTTGCCACCCGAAGCCCAGTATTTAGCAGCATCAGTTAGTTTCCCACTTGTGCGTTTGAGTAGAATTTTTTAAACGCATCTAAAACACCAGCAACAAAATCTATATCTTCTGCAAATTCTTTTAATACCTTATCTGAAAACTCTATGGGAGTTCCATCCTCCTCGTTAACATCTATCCAACCTACTAACACTTTTTTAAGTGCTTCATATTCTGATGCAGATTCAAAACTATCAAGTTCTGATCTTGATAAACGTATAAATTTACCAGTAAAAGTCGTAGTTTCAAATTCTCCTATTTTAGTTTCACTAGGAGTTCTAATCTCTACAGGCCAAGGATACACCTTGGTCTTTTTTCTAACAAATGCCATAAATTAATATATATACTTCTTTACTCTACCTCAGTA